GAAATCTAACTTTTTTCCATGCATAATAAGAAGGACTTAAAGGTGCCCATCCACCTTTTAGCATTGCTTTTGCAGAAAGCAAACCCAAAGTTGTAAAATTCTCGCCCCAAGCACGCTCCAATCTGTCTGCTGCTTTTTTCAGTACGGGACGAACATTTTTGGTTCTATCTTTTATGTCTTTTAATCTTGCCTGAGCGTCATTAATCTCAACCTTTGTAATTACTACGTCAATTGAGTATCCTTTTCCCATTTTAAATTCTGTTTCTTCTATACTTTCTTAAAGACGCAAGTTCTGATTCCATAAAACCAGTTTCCACTGGAGCCACCCCTCTTGGGTTCAGGTCTTTTACGCCGACAACATCATCGTGCATATTTTGCATTTCTCTTGTTGCTGCACGCAAAATCATCAATTTAAATACCGGAATGTTTGCACCAGCAAATCCAGCAGTGTATGTAACAGTGATTAAATCATCAGGATATCCGTAGTAGTAATCTATTCCATATGGTCGTTGTATATAATCAGTTTCATTTTCAAGAATTCGTTCGTCCGAAAATAGCGGCTTAACTTTTACTTCGGATATTGAAACAATCGGTGTATTTTTAAAATATATCGCAGGGGGCGGAGATGCCCAGGTTGTTGAGTCATTTGTATTGCTTTCCTCAAATGACGTGTTGTAACTGTTGTTCGCACTTGTGAGAAACGTTCCCATTGGGACGCCAGAATGCCTCGCGTCAAGTCTGTGCTCCTCTTCGTATTCGGAAACCTCTATTGGCCTTCGCAAATAAGCCTCTAACTCACTTTGCAAACCGGCAAGAATAAGGTCGGCTGCGTCTTCTTGTCTGGCGGTCAAAGAAATGTCCATGTACGTTTTTAGTTCACTCTTCGAAACAATCATTTTTTCCTCTGCTGTCAACTGATTTTGCAACTGTTTGCGCTACTTAAATTTTAACATTTATAAAGCATTTGAGGGATTAGGGATACTTATTGTTCGAAAATGCCAGTGCTAGTGTTTCGGCATGCCCAAAACCCTTCAAGAATCAGCAGCCACAATAGACAAGCAAAGACAGCGATTTTTGCAAGCAAAACTAATAAATCATATTGCTCAGGTTTATTTTTTCTTTGCTGAGGAAAATGAAGATTTTGAAAACGAAACAGACCTCGATGAGTTTATTGAATTTATGTGGGATATTGCCATAATGACGGCAGCCTCACTTGGAATGAAGGTCGTTGGCGAAACAAAAGACGGGAAAATAATTGCGGAGATTAAACCAACAGAAAGCGTGAAACAGTTTTTGCTTGATTCTGGAATAGGCGAAAAAGACGATAACTATCTGGAAGACATCGAAGAAGACGAGTATAAAGACGAGAACCAAGAAAAAATTGCTCAAATAGATTGGGCAGAATGGTCTGAAGTTTTTGAATAATTAAAAACTTAACGCTTTCTTGGCTTCTTTCTGGCAGAAGTTGGTCTTTTTGCTTTTCCGGCCTTCTTGACTACTGCTTTTCTTTTTCTATTAGTTGATTTTGCTCTTCTGGAAGCGGCACTTGTCTTTTTTACCAGTTTTCCAGTCGCTCTATTTGGTGCCCTTTCAAAGAGTCTGTCTAGGTCTTCTTTTCCACCCGCTGCTTGCCCTCGTATTTTTCCGACACGTCTACCGCCATACGATATCGAACCGCGACGTTTTTGCCATCTGTCAAACGCCGCAAGTTCTTTTTGAAGTCCTTTTGGCGTTGTTCTTCCAAGTCTGCTTGCGCCACCAAAAGCATCTCCAGCAGTAGTTAGAGTTCTTCTCGATTTGCCAAGAGAGCGAATTTCTGATTCTTTTCTAACACTTCTTCCTGCTACCCTGCGACTACCATCTTTTAATCTTCGCTTAGCCAATTTTGCGCCTTTATACCTTCTCCCGCGTTTATCTTTTCCTTCTGCGCTATATCTAGCAAGACGTTGCATTCTTCCAAATTTTCCTTTTTCAATGTCTGAGTCTTTTAGTCCAAACAAACGCTGAGCAAGTTTTTTCTCTCGGTTGTATCTTGCTCTATCCGGCTTAGACAATGTGCCGCCAGCTTTTCGACGCTTTTTCTGAAGGTCGACAAGAGTATTCATTGTCCTTGCGGCGTCATCCGTAATGTCAGGGCCGTATCTAACTGCTGGCATTTAAAGCTCCTAAAGCAAAAGGCTTCAGGTAAATATTAGCAGAATATGTGACTCACCTATCCTTATTTGGTGGAGATTCAAATTGCATTTCGGAATCCACCTTGGCAGATGGAGCTTCTATTGGGACCCATGCTTTTGCGTAATTGTGTTCTTTTATATTTCTATGTTTGATTAGTCGACCATCGCTCAATATAGACAATTCTTCATTACCCATTGACAAATATGATTTAATTTCAGAAACAGCGTATTTTCTTGAATTAATAATTTGCTTGACAATTTTGGAAAGTTTTTCTGCAACAACAATCGAGTGGCCCCTATTCAATCTTACGTGCAGCATCATTGAATCAATCAAATCCAAATCATGGTAAATAACTGGAATGTTCTTTCCGTGTTTATTGAATATTTCTTTTATGCCAGTTGCGAGCAGATATCTTTCTGAGCCATCTATTATTTCGCCGGTTGACAAACGGACATGAATCGGCTGGATAAAACCAAATTCAATAAGTGAACATGCAATAATAACAAGTTCCGGCCTCAATGTGTATGTCGATTTCCAAGAGGGGACTTTTAATTTTTCTGGGTCAACATACTTTATTTCAATCACGGCTATATTTCCTTTTCTTCCATAATTCTTACAGTATGCGCTTTTGTTTTTGGACCAACAGGAGTTGGCGAATTAACATCTATCTCATTAAGAAGTAAGTTTCGTATTAACCAATTAACTGGATACCCACGTGGGTCAGTCGCGTGTTTTTTTCTAAATTTTGAAACAAAAACTCGCGCTTCTCTCTTTCTTCTTTCACCAATTAGGTATTCATCTATAAAGTCTGAAGCTCCATCAAAACTGTTTTTTGCGTATGAGAATATGAGTTTTTCAACATCAAATTCTGGCCACAGTCGCCTTTGGGCATCTATATACGGAAAGCATTCATACAATCTGTCGTAAAACTCGGGTTCCGTAGCTATCAAATCGCCTATTCTTCTTATCGCTGTTGAGTGAAGAGGTATTCCAATTCTTGTGTTGCTCCCGGTCAGAACAGCCAAGTCATAGTATTTACAATACTCAGCGTTGTGTTCTTCAATTATAAATTTGAAAACATCGTTTGTGTTCCAATCATAAATTACTTTTGCAAATTTTAAAGGTATTCCTCTTTTGAGTCCATATGGCGTATTTATATAATTCTCATGAAGTTTTTGAACTATTGAGCGATATCTAACCATCGACTCGCTAGCCCTGACCCCAGTTATGAAAGCTACGTTTCCTTTTTTACCTTGCATTGTGTAGTAGTCGGTTTGTTCTGGAAGTGACACAGAGTGGTCCAATCCAAAATGTGTTGCATTAATGGCCCAACTGGGCATATCTCTGACTAATCGGTCTTGAAGCATCCTTTCTTCGCTCCACAAAAGGGTGGTTAAGCGGTGACCCAAAACCCATATTTCGGCAGGGTAAGGAAGGCAATACCATTCCATGTCGACCCAGTCGTACTCTTTCACTTTCATGACATAATCAATTACAACAGGACTAACCATTTCTTCATCTCTAAAAATAACTTTTACAGGGCCAAGACCCCTTTCTTCGTGAACCTCTTTTGCCAAATAGAGAGCAGCGGTGCTGTCCTTGCCGCCAGAAAATTGGACACAGACAGTATCAAATATGTCGTAGACATGTCGTATCCGTTTTCGTGCCGCCTCAACGCAGTTCATATCTAAAAACAATCTTTGGCGAGTCATGAATTGTTTTCTATAAAATTTATTAATTTTTCCCCAACTGTTGTTCCTTGGTATTCAGAGCTTAACTTAAGAAATTTTATGAATTCATACCAAGCAGACTGCTGCTCTGTTGTATCAAATGTTATTTGTACGGTTACTGTTGCATTTGGGGCAGAGCCACGAAGAGCAACTGTTGAGCCACGAATTGCAACATCGTCCTGATTTTGTGATGGCCTAAGCGATATTTCATTTTGACCGTCATCTTTTTTTGAAACAGAAACGAGAGACGAATCAAGTGGGCTTTCTCCATATTTTGAATTGTCTTCTGGTTCTTCGTCGTCTGGGTGGCTAACAAGAACCGGAGGGATATAAGAACCGGAACTAACTACTTGATTTTCTTCTCGTATCGATTGCTGCTCTAATTCCGCAAGCTCGAATTCGTCCCACCCCAAGCCATCAAGCAGTTCTGGGTAATAATCATTAATTTCAACAATTAATTCATTAAGTATTTCTGGCTCCGTATAGCCAAGTTCCATAGTTCTGTTGTCGGCAATAGCAAAGGCTATGGCACGCTCGTCATCGACATCATATTGAACTACTGCCATTTTGTCCCACCCAAGCTGTTTTGCTGCCTGCAATTGATGATTACCAGCAACAACTGTAAAAGTTCCATCACCGTTTGGGCGTACGACAATTGGTCTAATTTGTCCAAACTCTTCGTACGATGCGGCTATTGCTTTAATATTTCCACGACGCGGATTTCTATCTAATGGAATAAGAAGTTCTATATCTATGGCCAAAGAGGCAAGAGACTCATGAATTTTGTTCATCTCTAAACCTGAGTTCTAACATTTGCATTCAAAGTTCTAAGAGCATCTATTGATGTTCTTAGTGATAAAAGAACTTCTCGTTTGGACTTAACCAACGCTTCGGCACACTTGAATTCAAAATTTTGCTGGTCCATTTTATAGTCGGCCCATGCTTCACGTTCTTTGATTGAGCCCTTGGCCGAGAGATACTCTGTTGCCCAATTGCTTTTGTAGAGAGCTTCTTTTTTGGAGCAATCCATTGCTATTGTTTCAAATTGTTCTGTTTCATTTTCTAATCTATCCATCAGGCGAAGAAGTTCTTGCTCTACCTCTACTTGGCTTATCGGAGTGTTTCTCATTGATTTTCCTTTTCAATTGTTTCCAGCGGAGACCAATCTACTTTGTTTAATGCTTCCAAGCTCGTATTCGGCCAGTCGTATCGCTGTAATCCAACTTTGGCGCGCGTCATTTCCTCCAAAATCCAAGCGTCACATTTGTCGTCTGCACCTGGATTTTTCCAAATCATTCCTGTTTTGGCAGAAACAAATGAAATAACTTCATTTTTTGAAGCATTACCTCTTCCGGTGGCAAATTTGGCCCTGCATGTCGGCGGTATTTCTACATATGGTATGTCCATTCGATGAAACATTACTCTTACGACCCCGCCTAGTTCGCCTATCGAATGCGCCTGTGAATTCCTAGAAGAAAATGCATACCCCTCAATTGCCACTGCATCTATTTTAAATTCAACAATTAAATTTCCTATTGATTCTGATATCTCAATTAATCGTTTTGGTCCCCTTGAATGAACTGAAATAATTTCACAATTGTCATTGTGGGAATATCCAGTTGACGTAAGAGACAGGTCAATACCAAGAAATTTCACAGACAGACACTACATCTAGATGTACACGCCCAAAAGCAGGGCGGTCAATTTCCCCACCCTGCCTTTGAACCTATAACGGTCCTAAGTGATAATTAGTGTAGAAAAAAAATAAATAATGAAAATGTTAATTTTCAAACTAAATATTATTTTTCCCAACCATGTTTTGCGAGACCCAAATCAAAAGCCAATTCAGGATTTGCCGTAATTCTTACATGGCACGGACGGCAAACGGCAAGAATATTTGATTCATCAAGTATTGAGCCACCCTGAGACCTGCGAATTATTTCGTGCAAGTCCCTGCTTAAATGATGATTATATGTAACTTTTCCGTCGTACTTGGCAAAAATTTTACATGCTTCACATAATGGGCGTTCTTTGAGGACCCTTTGAACAAGTTTGCGCCGCTCAACATAAATTTCTTCTGTTTTTTTGCTTCTTTTTGCAAGCGCAGTTTTCTGTTTTGGTGATTTTTTTTGCTTTGGGTTTTTCTTTTTCGGAAACATAATTTCACCCCCTGTTGAAGGCGAAATTATACACTAAAGATTATTCTCGTTTATTGAATCAAAAAGCCATGCATTATCAAGCGTGGCCCAAAGCGCCCTATCAATTGCGGTATCTTCTAGGTCAAATTCTCGCATCAACTTTCTATGATGTGCAATCGACCTTCTTAGAAATTCAACTTTATCCCAGCCATCAGTTTCAATTTCCGAACCAGTTTCAATCATTACGGAAACTTCGTCCAGTCGTTTGTCAACATGAAATTTAAATCTGCGAACTCTCGTTGCTTTAGCATCATAGTGATTGTTCGCATCTTTCGACAGACGAACTCCATCTCTACCCATTGAGGAAAAACGCTCTCGGTCCGACTCTGCATCAGCCTCAATATTTTCAATTTGCTCTTGAAGATTTTCAGAAAGAGCAATCAAGGCGTCTCTCCATCGAGCCCAATTATCTTTATCAAGCAATATCTGCTTGTGAACCGGAGATAGTTTGTTTTTTACTTCCTCGGCGACCATCCGAGCAAATTCGTCGTCAGTTACTTTGTTTCCCATCATTCCCCCACGCAGGGCATATTTTTTTGAACGAGCACCATCCACAAAGGACGGATTTTTTGTGTTGGAATACTCCGGACTGGCAATCTTCATCTATTTTCCTTTTTGTTTCC